GAGGTCACCGTGTATCGGGCGCCGAGCCGGGCGGAGTCGAGCACGCCCGGATCGAACTGCCGGTTCGGCTCGCACGTGAACGTGATCTTGCGGCTGTGCGTGCCGATGATCTCCTTATAGCTGACCACATACATGCGGATCTTGTTCTCGCGGTAGTTGACGATCTCGATCACCGAGCCGATGTCGACCGCTTCCACCTCGGCCCGCTTCGCCGGCCCGAGCGAGGCCATGTCGACCGTGACCTGAGGGAAGCGGGGCAGATCCACCGTGCCCCGGTTCAGCCACCAATGCGCCTGCTGTTCCAGGGCGACGGCCGGATCAGCCACGTTCACGTCGACGTCCTGCTTGTACTCCCCCTTACCGTTCGGGGGGTCCTGGGTGCCCATGACCGACGTGTCATCGCGGGCCGTGAAGTCGCCGCCGTCGCGCTGCCGGGCCGTGACGATGTTGTGGATCGCCGACCCGTCGGCGACCTCGGTGGGCAGCGACGGCATGCCGGTCGGGTTGGCATGCGCGTCGAGCACCAGCGCGGCGGCCTGGTTGAACCGGTCGTAGGACGACAGCATGAACACCCGGCCCTCGGACCGATAGTCGAAGATCATCGCGTCGTCCGTGGTCTGGATATCCATGAAGTTGTCGACCAGGGTCTGCCGGCCGGACTGCGGCCCCATCTCCTGACTCTTGCCGCTGGTCGCGCTCACGTAGTACGGCACGCTGTTCTCGTCGCACAGCCGCGGGAACCGGCTGTACGCGGCCCGCTCCCCCGGGTGCCCCGCGAACGCGTCGAACCGGTCGGACGACGTCAGGTCATCGGTGAACCCGCGGACCGCCACCAGGTGCCCGTACGAGCAGCCCGGCAGGATCGCAGCCCCGTAGTAGTAGGGCTGGCTGGTCTTCCCGCTGTAGGTCGCGGACACACCGAAAAAGGTGGGGTCGCCGATCGCCCGCCACGACGCGCCGATGGTCACCGTGCTACCCACGGCCGAGGACTGCAGCTGCATCATGAACCAATTGCCGGTCCACCCGACCGAGGTGGGCCACGTCTGGTTGATCAGGGTGCCCGCCGAGTTGAAGCACTCCAGGTGCACCTCGTTGGTGTCGCCGTTGACCTGGAAAATGCACGTCGTGCCGTCGAACAGGAAGCAGGACAGGATCGGGTCCAGGATGCCGCCGCCGGAGAACCGGTCGATGTAGATCACCTTGTTGATCTGCCACCCGGCGTTGGACCCCGGATTGTCGTTCTTGAATACGAACTGAGCCACCGGGTTGGTGCCGGCATCGACCGCGGTGCCACCGCCGGGCGGGCTGTTCTGCGACCCGAACGAGTGACCGCGCAGGAACACGTTCTGGGCGCCGGCCACGTCCGAGGAGGCGACCAGCGCGCCGGCGGGGTCTTCCATCCGCCACCGGCCGATGACGTTGTGCAGCCCGTCGTCGAACACCCGCATCGGGGAGCGCACCGAGCGGGTCCAGCTACCGATGCGCTGCAGTGGGCCGCCGGCCTGCACGTCGACCCACGCGTTACCGCGGGGCGGGCTCGCCCGGAAGTCGTCGGACTGGTCGGCCGACAGCGACGACGCCTCGGCGTACCCGCGGATCGAGGAGCCGACCGACACCCGCAGCGGGGTGTTCACCCCCGCCTTGCCGTACAGCGGGGACAGCGGGTTGGAGGTGCGGTACCTGTCGGCCCGGTTGTTCAGCCGCAGCGTGACGTTGGTCGGCTTAGGGAGCAGCCCCCGCTCGATGGTGATCTGCGGCTCGAACAGCACGTCACCGAGGGCGGTCAGGTCGACCCACACCCCGCCGTAGAACATCTCGACCTTCACGGCCTGCTTGATGCTGGCCATCAGGTCGTACCGAGGACCAGCTGGACGTCGCCGCCGCGCCGGCCGACCTCTTGCGCAACAGCCTCAGCGAGCACCGCACTGTTGAGCCTGATCGTGATGTGGACGTCCCCGCGGCCGCCGGCACTGGACACGCTGCTGACTTCCTCGCCGCCCTGAAGGAGTGCCATCACCGGGGCGCCCGGGATACCCGGCACCTGACCGCCCTCATGGAAGTGGGGCAGCTTCGGCACGCCGATCGAGTTGCCGCCGATGCCGGGCACCCAGCCGGGGACCGTCCACGACAGCGACCCGATCGTGTTGTTCCACGCGTCGGAGATGTGGTTGAACGCCCACACGAACGGGCCGAGCAGGGCCCGGCCGAGCCCGGCGAACGCCGAGGAGATCCAGCCGGGGACCTTGCCGAGCCAGTTCCACGCCGCCTTACCGGCCGACACGATAGCGTTCCACGCCGATGATCCGGCCGCCTTGACCTTGTCCCAGTTCTTCACCAGCAGCACGATCCCGGCCACGAGCGCGATGATCCCCGCGATGATCCACGTCGTGGGCGAGGCCAGCTGAGCGGCGTTCCACGCCCACTGCGCCGCGGTCACCAGGCCGGTAATCCCGACCATGGCGGACAGCAGCGGTGTGTAGGTCTGCAGCTGCTGAGACCACTTGTCGACGTCCGGCGGGTGGGCCTCGCGCTGCGCGTCGTTGAGGTCGAGCTGGGCGCCCTTGGCGTCGATGGTGGCCTGCGACCCGTCCCGGATCGCCTGCGCCGCGTCCTCGGTGGCCTGCTTGCCGTCCAGGTGGGCCTGCTTCAAATCGATGAGATCCTGCCGGGCCTCGAGGCTGTTCTTGCCGTGCTCCTTGACGTCATCGGCGTACTGCTTGAGCGCGGACGCCGCATCGAGATCGGCTTGGGTCTTGTCGACCTCGGCCTGCCCGGCGTCGATGGTGGCTTGCGACCCGTCCCTGACCGCCTGATTGAGATCTTCCTGCGCCTGCGCCACATCGTTGAGGGCGCGCTGCTGGCGCTGGTTTTTCTCGTACGCCTGGTTCGACACCTGCGACCACGCGTCGAGTACCCCGGACGCCTGATCGATGGCGTCGCTCGCCCCGGACACGGTGTTGCCCAGCTTGGAGAAGTTGTCGAGCAGGTCGGCCGACGACTTGCCGCTCTTGCCCATGTCCTCGGAACTGGACTTGGCCGCTTTCCCGACGTCGTCGAGCGCGTCGGTGGACTGCTTGCTGGCCTTGGTCAGCTTGTCTGCGTCGCCGGCGAATTCGAGTTTGACGGTGTTGCCGGCCATCAGGTGACGTCCAATCCGGCGTTCTGCGCGACCAGCACGATGCCGGTCTGCAGGATCTTCTCGATCGCCCCGGACTCCCGGGCCAGCGTCGGGTACAGGTAGCGGCCCTCTTTGATGAACTCGCGGTGCGCCGGCCGGCCGCGTACCCGGCCCTCACCGCCGAAGTCGAGCCACGGGTAGTAGCCCGCTTTCCGGCCGCCGACCGCGACCTTGGCCGAGGTGCGCGTGGACTGCGCCCGCAGCGACGACCGGGCCGCCCCGGTCACCGACGGGATCAGCGGCCGGGTCTTGTCGATCAGCAGGTCGGCCGCCTGATTCCCGACCAGCCGGAGCCCCTTGGGTGCCTCGGAGTCGATGCGGCGCAGCGCCTTCTGCAGCTGCGCCAACCCCTCAACCTTGATCTTGGAATCCACCGGGCCCCTTCCCTACCGTCGCGCCCGCAGCTGCGTCAGCTCGCGTGCCTGCGCCCGCCGGCCGAGGAACACTCCCCAGCCCACGAACTCTTCCATCGGCATCCGGCGGCGCAGCTCGCGGACCGTGCATCCGATCTTCTCGGCGAGCACGTATTCCAGGTTGAACGCGGGGTCAGTCTCCATCCTCAGCCAGAGTGCTTTTGGCGGCTCCCTCGCCGAACCCGGACAGGTCCCTGATCTTGTCCGAGACCGTCGACAGCACCCGGGTACCCGCCCGTGCCTGCCAGGCCTTCACCTGTTCGACGGTCATTATCGGCTGCACCATGCCCTTGGAGATCAGCCGCTGCTCGATCACCGCGGCGTCGTCGGTGCCCTTGCCGATCCACAGGTGCTCGTCGCGGGTGAGCCCCCGCACCGTGACGACCTTGCCGTTGGGCAAGGTCACCTTTTCGTTTGTCCAGACGTCCGTGCCGTCGATGAGATCTTCGGCGCTGGCGTAGATGTCGCTGACCTTGATCGTGCTCATGGGTGGCGCCCCCTGATTCGTTACTGCGGAAGGGAATTGACGTCGTCGGAGAACTGCAGATCGACGGCCCACGTGATGTAGTCGGCCACCGGGTGGGTCTGCGTGTATTTCGAGATCACGCACAGGACGGAGTCCTGCGGCAGGCCGGCCCCGCTGCCCTCGGGCCGGTGAATGAACGGCACGTCCGACACCCCGAGCAGCGGCATGATCAACGCCTTGGGTCCGGTGATCGCGGTCGAGTCGTAGAACCCGGACACCGTCGCCGTGCCGTTGAGCAGGCCGGCCCCGAACACGTGGCTGTTCTTGCCGTACGTGGTCAGGTCGCTGTTGTCCGGGTTGAACTCCAGCTGGCTGTTATTCGTGTACGCGGTCAGTTCGACCCCGCCGAGCAGTACGACGGTCTTCTTACCGTGGATCTTCACAGGGTCTCCTAGGCGCTCGTACCGACGATGACGACGTCGTAGGTGACCGACGTGCCGGACCCCGCGTTGTCGCAGTTGATCAGGTCGCCGGTCGCCGCGGTGACCGTGACCCCGGCGCCCGGGGCGACCCACAGGAACAGGCCACCGGGCAGCACGTCGATCGCGTCGGACGCGGCCAGGAACAGCGGCACCCCGTTGGACGCCGGCCGGTTCACCCGCACCGCGTTGGCGTTGCCGGCCGCCGCCCGCACGAGCAGCGCCTTGAGCTTCACGAACGTCAGCGTCCCGCCGACCGGGCCCGCGAGGGAGCCGGCCAGGTCGAGCGCGTCGGTGCCGGACGGCGCCACCGTGCGGGTGTCGGTGAAGATCTGATCGGCCGAGCCGGCCACCACACCGGACGGCATGGTGATCCTCTTGTTGATCACCGGGCTGTAGGTGGCCGCGCCGAGGTCGAGCGCGCTGGACAGCACCGCGGCAAGGTTGACGTCGATGGTGGTCTGCAGGGTCATGTCAGGCTCCGGCTATGTCGGTGTGGAACAGCGCGGCCAGGAACGCCTCGGACGCCCCGTTGATCGTGACCGTGTCGTATTCGATGTGGGAGATCGTCAGGTCGGACAGGGTCTGCCAGTCGTGAGGATCGAGGGTTTCCGACACGGCCCCGGTCAGCCGCATGATCTCCGACAGCGACTCCCGGGCGACGGCCCGCCCAACGACCACGGTGATCACCACGTCGGTCAGCTTGATGGTGCCGCCGGTCATCCGGTCGATGCTCTGCGGCAGCGAGATCAGCGCGGCCGGGACGTTGACGCTGTTACCCCACTTGCCGACGCGCAGCCCCGGCACCGTGTCGAGCACCTCTTCCAGCTCGCCGTAGATCGCGGCCAGGGTGCCCGGGTCGAGACCCCTCACGTCGGCCACCGCCGGCGGCCGAGCCCGGTCAGGGTAACCGCCACGTCCGGATCGAGCTTGGACAACAGCCGGATCTCCGAGCCCTGATCGGGGGAGCCGGCCACCCCGGCGGGTGCCTGGCGCCGGAAGTTCCACCGAGCGCACTGCAGCCGGACCGCGGCCGGTACCTGCGCCGGGGTCGCCGACCAGCCCCACCGGCCGGCCAGCACGGTGGACACCGGGGCGCCCGGCCAGGCGCAGTCCGGCGCCGAGGTGAACGCCAGCTGCGTGTACGGCTCCCCGTCGGCCGGGGCGTTGTCCGGGAGCAGGGTCGCGCCGGACGTCGCGTACGCCACGCCGCCGACCGTGAAACCGGTCGTGTCCTGCAAGTCGTCGATCTCCAATACCCACAGTCCGAGGTCCGGCCGGTACGCGGCCGGGCCCCGGTAGGTGCGGGTGGCCGGAGCGGCGAGCTGCCCGAACTGCCGCTTGCACAGCCGGTCGGCCGCGCGGGAGGCGGACGTCACCCAGAGCTGCAGCTCCACGTCGTCGGCCGTGTCAGAGACGGGGATACCGAGATATCCCTTGATCGCCGGCAGGTCCACATAGTCGGGCTTCCAGGTCACGTCACACCTCCTCTCGCGGTCGTTGTTTCACGTGAAACATGCAAGATCAGGATCAGGTGGTGGTGTCGTACGTGACCTGCTTGACCCCGTTGATGTCGGTGTTGGCGAACGCCGTGTAGCCCCAGATGCCCATGCCGACCCACGCCACCGGGGCGTACGAACCGTCGGCCGGCTTACGGCCGGGGAAGTCGAGCCGCTGCGGCTGCGTGGCCCACGCGTACACGGTCGCC